TGCATCAGATGGATATTTTATAAATACAAAAGATGTTCCTAAGAATGGTGTGATTTCTCCAGGCAGTGAGTGAATAAATACAAAGTATGAAGTTGTTGATAATGTTTTAATCTATCCTCCAAAAGGAGTTGACTTTAATGATTTAGCGATAAGGGTTCATCTTAATTTTGAGGTAGACGGAATAAGGCATAACCCAATTAAAGTTAAAAGTTTACAGTTAGCATCGCAGGCATTTAACTATAATACTGCAAATAATATAGGAACTCGTTTTGGAACAAACGTTTATCCATATTTAAATAATGGTTATTATTTTAATTATAAATCTAAAAATCCATTTACGATATATAAAGGATCTTCTCCTTATTTATATTTAACTAAAGATTCTGGAATTGAAATAAGGGGTTCTTATGATCCATTAGTTAATCGTGGCGTTGCTGTTTCTGTTAACCCTTCCAAGGTTCAGAAATATGAAGTAATGGCTATGCAAACTTTGATGAGATTTAATTTAGATTTTTTCCCATATGCACCAACTCAATTTATGCAAATAAATTCTAAAAATAGAATAATTAAACTATATATGATTGCTAATCATCCTTCTGGAAAACGAGCAAAAATTTATGCATTAGATGGAAACACTGGAAAACTATATAATGCAATATCATTTTATTTAAATGGAAAAATAGTTAAAGATCCAGTTTTAAATATTAATGAATGGTCTTTGCTTGGAATTAGTTTTTCTGATATTTTAAATTTTAATTCTTATACAGGATCAATAATGATAAATGGCCCAATAGCATTTAATGCCTTGTCTTATTATGAAACAACCAATCTACAAGAAGTTAAAACTGTAACAAAAAGACCATGGTCTAGAGTGAGATTTTCTACAGATGGTATTTTTGATTGGGAATATTGGAATGATTTTTATATGTGGGACGGGGTATTGATTCAGTCATCAAGTAGTTATTATGGAGTAAACCCAGAAGATTTGTATAAGTCGTATACTGGAACTAATAAAATAATAGTAGAAGATGATAAGGTTTTTGGCATAGAAGGATACGAATATTCAGTACTTAAAGATATATCTTGGCAATCACAAATAACAAATGCAGTATAGTATGGTATACTTGTGGTGATGAAAAACAATAATAACCTACCTTTTGGTAAAGACGGAAAACCTAGAATGCCTGGTCAGATCGGTGAGACTAAGGTTACAATGATTGAAAAAAACTATGACTGGGGTCTTTATGTATGGAAAAAGGCAAATGGGAAATGGTTTACTGACGGCGAAGGAAATATTTTAAATATTCCATCTATGAAGGGTGACATGTCTAGAATTGCAGAACTAAAAAAGGCAGCAGCGTACTATGGAGAGCCAGATGGAGAGCCATATTTTTTCCCAGGGCTTGGTAGAGTTACTGATGAAGAATATTCAGAACAAAAACAAAGAATGTTGGAAGGCTTAATTCCAAACCTTAACGATTTAGGTGCAGTACACGCAGCACAACAAACTATAAAGAAATATGGGGCTGAAGATTAATGGAAGATAATGATTTTATTATAGGTGCTAGAGTTGATGATTTAATAAATCCTCTAGATCAATTTAAAGAAGAAGATCCGTTTAATAAATCTTGGACAGTTTTAAAATCATATGACGGTTTAGATAATAATTTTAAAAGAAGAACTAATAGACTTTTAGAGAAGGCAATGCCAAATGATCCAAGTCAAGCATATCTAGATAATGCTAGAGCAGAGCAATATGGAATAGATGGCGCAAAATCAAAAGAGATTAATCCTGGAACTGTTTATAGAAATGGGTATGGGTTATTTGATGTAATTACACCACCGTGGAATGTTTATGAATTAGCAAATTATTATGACACTTCTTTTGCAAATCATGCTGCTATTGATGCAAAGGTAGAAAACATCGTAGGGCTTGGTTATGATTTTGAAGTTGCTCCAAGTACAATGCTTAGATTAGAATCAAATAAAGATAAAGAACAAGTTTCAAGAGCAAGAAATAGAATTGAACGTGCAAAGATTGAAATGCATGAATGGCTTGAATCATTAAATGATGACGATTCTTTTACTACAACAATGATGAAAGTTTATACAGATGTTCAGGCAATTGGAAATGGGTATCTAGAGGTTGGTCGTACTACTCGTGGAGAGATTGGATACATTGGACATATTCCAGCAACAACTATGCGTGTTCGTAGATTGCGTGATGGCTATGTTCAAATAATTGGAA